CATACCAAAAAAAATAAAATTAGAAATAGCAACCAATTTTAAAAATACGGGTAAAGCTTTACCTATCCAGATTAACGGCAATTCTATAATCAACTACGAATTACAAGGTAATCTAGTAGTTTAATACCTAGTTTTTCTTTTTTTATAACTAATAAGTTCTTCTTCGTATCTTATTAAACTTTTTTTAATTTTGTTTAAATTATAATCGTGATGTTCCATTCCACCACTAAAAAATAAGTTTTGTTTAAGATCTATTAATTTAAATAATATTATTTTTTCTTTTGTAAAAATTTCATTTTTTATACGTTGATGATCAAGCTCCTGCTCCATTGTGTAGTTTATGATACGCATCTTTATATATTTTACTATTATTTATTTTAAATTGTTCTGGTTTTAGAAAATAATGAAGCATATGGCACTCTACACAGACTATTACATCTGTTTTTTTATTGTTTATGTATAAATATTTATATCTAGGTGATCTTATTACTTCTTTACAATCTATACAATATAATACCATTTATTTACATTTATCTTTATTTTATTTACAAATAAACTTAGAATAATAAAAATATATAGTAGAATATTAGAATTATTGTTTAGAATAGAGAGGAAGCAAAAAGAGTGAAAAATGAAGGAATGAACGGGATGTCGGGATGTCGGCAAAAAGACAAAGTTCAAAAATATTGACCCCCCCCCCCCTAATCCTATATTTATATTTTAGTATTCTTGCCGACATCCCGACATTGTTTTAATACAAGCCAAAAAATATAATTTTACTTGCTAGGTGGTTCAAAATCTTCTGTTCTGTTTTCTTTTTCTATTAATCCGCAATAATATCTACCATCTGCTTTTCTTTTAAAAGTAATACCTATCAAGTCCTCCATAGATTCTTTAAACTTTTTATCACTTAAAGGAGCAGAAGAAGAAGAACTTTTAATAAATGATTTGTATTTAGAATAAAGAGAACTTGATTTAATAGTATCTGTAGAATCACTTGTAATATTGTATTTTTCTTCAATAAATTGTTTAACAAAATCGCAATCATTACAATATTCGGCGGAATCGTTAATAATACATTGAGGAACTGCAATTGTATTATGATCTTTAACTTTTGTAATCCAATGATTCAAAAGCATAATAATTAAAGTATTTTTTACCTCTTCTTTACGCATAAACTTCATAAAAGTTTCATCAATTTCTATATCGTATAAAGGATCAAAAGGTCTTTTTAAGGTTTTGCTTTTAACAAATCTTGTAGTATATTTTATAATTTTAATTCTTCTAGCAATACCTCCATCAACACCAGATATAATAGGTTGTTTATTCATAGCGCCGTGTAGTGTAGATTGATTGGCAAAATCTATTTTGTCCTTATGACAAGCTTTACCTTTTAATGGGGTAGAATCAGTATCACCAAATAATTTAAGGGTAGATGATTGTAATACTGTCCCATCGCTATCATCCGGTTCATTAAAGGTAATAAATCTTTTTCCTTTTGCTTTAAATAATTCGTCAGGAGAATTAGCTTTTTTCTTTTCTGTAAATTGTTGAGAATCTAAAACCAAATGATAACCTCCAAATATTTTTTCAACAGATGAGAATAATGTAGTTTTAGAATTAGAACCTTTACCAGTATGAAAGAAAACTGATTGTTCATTATTGCTACCATTTAATGATGTAGCAATAACACTCATAACATAATCTTTTTTACCTTCATTTAAAACAATTTCTTTATCATTATCATCTACTGTATTAATTACTGGAAAAAGATCATCAAAATATTTTTTTAATTTATCTTCAACTTCTTTATTATATTCTAGAGGATCAGGGTAAGAATAACCGGTATTAGTCATAATGTAATCTTTAGGTTTAATATCTCTAATAAAGTCATCAATTGTAAGATTCTCTTTTTTATCAGGATTTAAACTAAAATCAAAAACTTTATCACTAAAAGCGAATAGATGTGATTTACTATCTAAATATTTTTCATTAAAATCTTCTTTAATATACAATGATATATTTTTAACAACACTATTACGAAATGGTGTATTTTTAATATTATTTATAAGTTTATCAACTTTTTTAGCTTTTTCTAGCCATTTATCTTTTTCGTCTTTATTATCTTTAGCATCCATAGAGTTAGACACATATTCTTTTTTTATAAGTTCTAGTAATTCATCACCAATAACAGGCATAATAGCATTTAGAATAACAGGAGAGCTATTATACTTCCAAATATTATAAGGATTACAATAATACCAATTATTATTGTCTTCACAATACACTTTATTTTTTAACATTAAACTAAAAATAACAGCTGTATCATAATGTGTAAGAGAATCAACAGCTTTATCTATAATTTTTCTATTGTTATTTTTAAAATGTTCTAATCCAATTTTAAGATTGTTAATGATAGTAGGAATGTCTTCAATTGTATTTTTCCAATCATCCGGAAACTCTAAAACATTATCAAAAGGTTTAATAATGATATCTACATTATAGCCGGTGTGTTCAAAAGTATAAGCTTGACATTCAATTAAGATTGTAGCATTAGAAACAATATCAGGATGATATGGAGTCTGTAAACCGTCAAAGATTAAAGAAGTATGAAGATATTCTTTACCATTAAGAATAATTTTAGGAATATAATTTTTATCAATAAAGAATTTAACATAATGTTCTAAAAGATTGTTTTCAATAACTTGAAGGATTTTAGAAATACATTTACCATAAAGATTAAATGTTTTTTCTTTTTCACTTTTTTTTAACGTATCTTCAAGAATATAATTAAACTCAGGTAAAAGACATATCGTTTTAATGTGGTCAAAAACTTTATCTTTAAAATCAGCAACAATTTTAGATTTATAGGTAGATCCTCCATTCATAACAGCGATGATGATTCTTTTAGCTTCACTTCTAGAAATACTGAGTTCATCCATAATAGATTGTAAATATTCTTCACGATTAGCAATAATATAATTAAGAATATCACAATCAATATTGTTTTTAGTAAATAATTGTTGTAAGATAACTAGATGACTATTTACTTGATCTATATCGATCCATTTAGTAGCACAAATAGTATGTCTAATAGATCCTAACATAGATTGTAAGCCTAAAGAGTTTTTACAATACCATCTTCCATAATTAATACCATTAGCCTTTTTGTAAGAAACAGGTAGATACCCGTAATCGCTATTATCAATTTTAATAATATTTTTCATAAACTTATTGATTAAAGCAAAAACATTGTATTCGTGCTTAGATTCAGGAAACTTAATTTTAAGTTTATTACGTTCTTCTTCAAAATATTCATTATAATATTTTTCATTAGCAAGAAGGTATTCTAATTTTTTAACATTAATTAATTCACAAAAAAGTAAATCTTTAAGATTAATCATTTTATAATCTTTAGACACATTTAAATCTAGTTTATTCATTCTTATAAACCTTAAACCTTAAAGCTTTATATACGGATCAAATCATTTTTATATGTTGTAAAAACGAGAAAAAAATAATAAAAATGTTATGATAGTGTTATTGTTTTTTTTAATTTTTAATTTTTAATTCCATTTTGTTGTTCCATTCTAGCTTTAATCCCTGCCTCTCTCAGCCTGGCATGATATGCTTTATTGTATTCTTTTTCTTTTTTTACAAATTCAGGATCATTCAATCTCCTAAGTCTTTTAGATTCAACATTACGTTTAATCACTAATTCATATTTTTCAGCATCAGTTAGAGTAGTTTTTTTTCCGTGTGTCATCACTTTTATATAATTGTATTAATGATTAAAGCTTTATATCATTTTTATATATTGTATTTTTACTAAAAAAAATAATAAAAATTATAACAAAATGAGAGACGATAAATATTATTTTCACCAAACACCCGAAAATTTATGTAAAGATATAATTGAAAAAATAAAATTAGATATAAATGATATTGTATTAGAGCCATTCGCAGGTGAAAATAACTTTTATAAAAACATACCAGAAGAAATTGAAAAACATAGATGTGAAATTGAAGACGGATTCTGTTATAAAGATTTTAATTATAACGAGATTAAGCCTACCACGATCCTAAGCAATCCACCTTTTTTTGTAGATGGAAAGAATGCTTTTTATGATATAATATTATTTTATTCTAAAATTAAAAGTATAAAAAAAATGTATATATTATGTAGTGCTATATGTTTTGAAAGTTTAACACCGAATAGGATGTTAAAATTAAATGATAACAAATTATTTTTAAATAAACTTACAACAATAAATATAAAAAAATGGAGAGGTAGATATTATCTAATTTATTTTACTAGAAAAAATAATAAAAACTTTGACTACTATATTGGTAATTATTAGATTTTAGAACTACACTAAGTTATTCCAATTCTTAGAAAAATAATTATCAAATTCACGGTCAATAGTTTTTTCAATATAATCATATATTTCTTCATCATAAAAACATACGTTTTTATAATATACAGATTTAACATAGTAGTCAAATGTTTTATAATCAATATCATGAAAAGTGTCTCTAATTAAATGAAAAGCTAATTTAGCTGTAATAGCACAATCAGCATCAGTTTTTAAAAATTCAAGATTATCATATTCATAATAATAATCTTTAATAGCTCTAATATAACCATAATTTTTAACAATTCTTTTAGTTTCATCATAATCAATACAATAATGATTAATAGTATCAATAACAAAACTCTCAAAATCATCTTCATCAAAAACATTACCATCATAATCTTGTCTAATCATTTCAATTACATCAGCATATTCGTGCCAACTAATATATTCTTCTACTTCTTCTTTCATAAGTTGATTTTTACGGAACACCATTGTTTAACAATAATGTTGATCCTAAATGCACATCATTTTTTATGTTTTGAAAAACATTTTTATTGATCAATTTTTTTATAAAGGTATAGATGATGTGCCGGGTGATTTATTACCCTTTTTTACTTGTGATTTTGATCTTAAAGCCCTTAAAGCTTCACGGGCTTGATCTCGTAATTGCTGGCGAGCATCCTTCATTTTTTTAAGATCAGCTTCGCATTTTTGGATATCTGCTGTAAGTTCTGTTATTTTATTTTTTCTTGATTCTTGATAATTTCTTTGGTAATCACGTTTCTTTTGTGTAGCTTCGTCTGCTACGACCATTCTAGGTCTTCCTTTGGGAGGCATTATTTATTATTAATACAATATTATTATTTTTTTGTTTTTTCTTTTAATATTGCGTTTGCTTGATCATTCGCAGATCCTAACATAACTATTAGTTTGTTTCGATCTGTTCTAATACGTTCTAATTCATTTAAACAATCTTTTTCAGCTTTTTCTAAATTAATGATGCCTTGTTTTACTTCATTGTGGTATCTTCTTTGATAATTTCTTCTAGCAACTTGTTTTGCTGTTCCTTCTGTATCGCTTTTACGAGGGCGAGGCATAATTTATTTTAATATAATATTAAAATAAAATGGTTTTTGTAAAAATAACAAAAAGTATAATTGATTCTAAAAAATACACCGCAATATTTTATGATGAAAATAAAAAAAAAATAAAAACTACGCAGTTTGGTCAGGCCGGTGCAAAAGATTACACCACACACGGAGCAGATGCTGAGGAAAGAAAGAAATTATATTTAGAGAGGCATCGTAATAATGAAAATTGGGCAGATTACAAATCGGCTGGTAGTTTATCAAGATACATACTTTGGAATAAACCGAGTTTTACAGCATCATACAATGACTATGTAAATAAGTTTAAATTAAAAAAAATGTAAAAAAAAAATGTAAAAAAACGATAAAAAAAGGGTAAAAAATGACGTGTATTTAGGATCAACATTATCACTAAATGTCGAATTACACTACTGAAGAACTTACAAAGTTTAAAAAAGTTATGTTATACGATATAATTGAGAATTATTGCGATAAAAACAATAAACGTTTTACTAACCTACCCAAGGCTACTAAACAAAAGCTTATTGATCTTATTGAAAAATACGAGATGCCAAAAATTATTGTTAAAGAAGAACCAAAAAAAGTAGATGATAAAGATAAATATGATAATCCGTTTAAAATTGGCGAATATAATTATAGTAAAAGAACAGATTGCGATGGTGATATAGTCTATACTGGTTATACTATTAATATTTATAAAGTAACTAAATATACTGTATCTTATACTGCAACTAAATATGGAGAAACTAAAGATTATAAACAACGTAAAGTTCATTATTTTAGCTCAGGGGATGCTTATGTTAATACTGAAAAATATCATTCTACATTTTACTGGGAATATTTTAAAATAAAAAAATAAATAATAAATAATAAAAATTAATTATATATTTATTTATTTAATCTTTTATTTTTTTCTTCAATTAATTTATCTAAATATATTTTAATTGCTTTTTTGTTTTCTTTTTCTTCTTCTTTAAAAAATTTATTTAGATATATTTCAATTTCTTCATCAAGTTCTTCATCATTAGCTTTAAATCTCATGATATAAGTTTTTTTTGTTAATATATTAATTTCTTTATCAATATCTTCATCATTTTGCCAATAAATATATATTTTATAATTTACGTTATGTAATTCTAGTTCTTTAATTTTATTCTCCATTATATAATTCTAAAATTATGATATCATTTTTATATATTTAGATTACATTTTTATTTTTTTTAGCGAAAGACCAATATATTTACGGTATCTAATAAAAACTCCTTTTCTATCTTCATCGCTATCACTATTACTATCATTATAATCGCTATCTTCATCTCTATCATAAGGATTAGAACACCATTTTTCATTTACTGATGAACAGTATCCGTAATAACCACCAAATAATAATTCAGGATAATCTTTATTATTATCTTTTTCTTTTGTTATTTTAAAAGTTTGTTTTTGTAGCATATTGTTTTCATTTTCAATTAAATTTTTTAGATGATTGGGACAAAAAACTGTATTACTACCAATTGTTACAATTTTAGTTTTAGTTTTAAAATTATCAAAATTATATCCAAATTTTCTATTATTTAATTTCATTTTATCCATTTTAGGTTTATTTTTTAAATATGTAAATTCATATAATTCTACTTTATCTTCTTCTTTATTTTTAATACTTAATAGATCCATAATATCTTTAAATTCTTTATCAGTTAGTTTTTCTTTAATATTAAATATGCTATCTGCTATTTTTTTAGACGTCATTTATATATGATTATAAATAAAGATTAAAGCTTTACATCATTTTTATATATTTAAATTATGAAAATTATCAAGTTCTTCAAATTCTTCGGGAATTAAATAAACTCTTTTTTTATTTTCAAAGTTTTTAAAATATAAAGCGTTAATATCATCATCTCTGTAAACGGTTCTTTTTTTATCTTTATTAGTATTTTCAAAATTTTTAAAAATAATTATAGATGTACCACTTTTATTTTTATAACTTTTATAATAAATATTTTTATATTGGCTTAAAGGAATATATAAAGTTCCTTCACCTTCTTTTTGTTCTATATCAAAACACATACAATAAGGTTCTGTTCCTCGCTCACAAACATCACACTGAAAACTGTAATAAGTCATTATATCAATAATAAAAATAAAGATTAAAGCTTTAAATCATTTTTATATATCATTGTTTAAATTTTAATTTTATCTTTTAATATTACAACCACAATAAAGACACCTTCTACGAGCATCACTCCAATCACAACAATAATGGTGACATTTAAAATATTGTGTTTTATCTGTTTTATCATTATTATTACACAATCCACAAAAACATATTTTTTCTAAAAATACCTTAACATTCATATCATATTCATTTTCATAGGGTTCGGGTTCTGTTTTAGTAGGAATTACTTGATTATACATTATTATATATTATGTAATAATGCAATCATTTTTATATTATCATTTTTTATTTCCACACAACACGATCATAACTAATAATGGGTTTTTTATTTTTCTGCCAAATGATAATGCTAGACATTCCGTACCATCTATAAACTTTACATAAATGCATGTTAGTTATAAAATATCCGTTATTTTCCATATATTCAATTCTTTTAGGTGTTAAATTATTTATACCGATTAGATAAGATATAATTCTTGGTTTTAAAAAAA